TCATTTTAATCTATCACGAACCGTTTTTAAAAGTGAATCGATATTGTAATCTGGAATGTTTCTGATAGTACGTTTTTTACTTCCGAACATCTTTTTCATTTCTAAGTAAAGGATTCCGGTATTCATAAGAGAAACTCCAAATGGGCCTTGAATAATATCGAAGTCTACACTTTTAATGTCTTTATATTTAACCACTTCCGTTTCAGCTCCTCCGAATAATCCACCTTTCATCATTACGAAGTATAGGTTATGTTCACCGACCACAATAAAGCCTGTTTTCGTTAGTTTAGGATCAGCAACTTCAAAAGCATATATCTTTTCTCCAGACTTCATAACCTTTTTTAATGTATCAAAAGCATATTCATAAAATTTTCGTTCTGTCTTAGGAAGTTCTTTCGATATATCCACCATTTCCGCAAGTGTTACTGGAAAATCTATAACGCCAAATCGTTCATCAAGTTTAGTGTATTTACTTGCCATTAAAATCCGCTCCTATATATAAGATTTCTGAACCAAGCATAACAAATCTAGTTACAACTACCTTGTCACATTTTGCCGAAAGGAAATAAAAAAAGAGAGCCTCGGCTCTCACTGGGTAAATTGGTCAAATTATGCGCGTTTTACTGCCTTTATTTCATCTTTATAATTTTTTGTGATTAATTAATAAAGAACTATAAAAAGAGGTAAACATTTTTAATATCTGTTCAAAATAATGCATAGGAATAGAAAAATATTTAAATAATACAGTATTAATAACGAGAACGCACGTTCGTTTTTCGTGGTATAATATGGACATAAAAAAGAAGTCGCGTTCGTTTTCGTGCTTTCTGGAAAAAATTGTTTTTTTTGAAAAAGATTATATAGAATTATTGTAATTTAATTCACAAACTACTATGAGAATACTGGAGGATATTGGGGATGACAAGAGAAGAAATTTTAAAGAGATTTTTACTACAGGCTGCTGAGGTATCTAATAATGATGAACAGACAATTGATTCTTATATTGAGCTATTGTTTAATATAGAACAAAAAAATAGCCACACCTCGTAATGGGATTGGGTTGGCTATTTTATCGATTTGTTGTTTAGTTGTTCAAAGCTTTCCATTAAGCTTTCCATTTGTTTCATAATCATTTCTTGTTGTGCTTCCGGAAGAGAATCTAAACGTGATTTCATTTCTATGAACTTTTTATTTAACATTTCGTTTAGAACTTCTTCATCACTTCTACCTAACAAGTAATCTGTTGTCACATTTAACACTTCTGCTATTTTAGTTGTTACTTCTCTGGAAGGTTGTTTCTTTCCAGATTCAACTTTTGAAACAAAAGACTCACTAACGTCTACTTTTTCTCCTAATTCTTTTTGAGACCATTTTCTCTCTTTCCTAAGTTCTTTTATCCTAATTGATAAAATAGGTAACATAATTTTATTCCCCTTTAAAAACAGTTTAATATAACATTGAAATATTTTTGTTATAGTTCGACCATAGTATATATTTTACATAAAACTTGACCAACAGTCCATTTCTTGTTTCGAAAAAATAAAATTTAAAATAAAACACTTGACCGCAGGTCAAGTTATGTGTACAATGAAAATGTAATCGAGAGGTGAAGCCGATGAAAATAAAAGGGAGTTACATAAAAGAACTTCGTATGAATAAAAAACTTACACAAAAACAACTCGCTGAACTCTCAGAAATCAGTGAGAGTATGGTTTCGAAGATAGAATTAGGTGTTAAATCAACTAAGATTGAAACATTAAAAAAAATAGCTAATGCTTTATCAACAACAATGGATGACTTAGTAGGATGAGGTCATTTTTTAAAGGGTATAAACTTGACCTTAGGTCATATAATTAAACGTTGACTTGACCTAAAAATAAAAGGGAGGAAAGAAAATGAATCAATTGCAAGTTTTCAACAATAAAGAGTTTGGACAAGTTCGAACGGTGTTACAAGGTGAGGATGTTTGGTTTGTAGCGAAAGATGTTACGGATGTACTGGAACTTAAAAGTGCAAAAGACTCAACTAAATACCTTGATGATGATGAAAAAGATAAGGTGCTTATTAAGCACAGTGGTTCTGATTACAAAAGTGAAATGATGGTTGTAAATGAATCAGGGCTTTACTCATTAATACTTAGAAGCCGTAAACCACAAGCAAAAGCATTCAAAAAGTGGGTAACAAGTGAAGTGCTTCCTTCTATTAGAAAACACGGAGCATACATGACAGATCAAGCGCTGGAACAAGCGGTAACTAATCCAGACTTCATGATTGGTCTACTCACTAACTTAAAAGAAGAACAAGCAAAACGAATTGAAGCTGAACGAAAAGTATTGCAGCAACAACCACTTGTAACATTCGCTGAAGCAGTGCAAGTGTCAACGAACTTAATCAGTGTAAAGCAATTAGCAAATCTAATGAGGCAAAAAGGAATTGATACAGGTCAAAACAGATTGTTCGAATGGTTGAGAGAAAATGGATACCTTTGCAAGAAAAAAGGAAGCCTGTACAACACACCAACACAGTATTCAATGGATTTAGGATTGTTTGAATCACAAGAATACGTAAGAACAAATAGTAATGGCGAATTCGAAACGAAGTTCACGCCAAAAGTTACAGGGAAAGGTCAGTTTTACTTCATTAACAAGTTTCTTGGTAAGGAGGCGATGTAAATGTACGACAATCCAATATCACTTTTCATCCTGGCGTTAACGATATGCAGCTTAATATCACTAGTAGTTTTGTTGGACAAGCCTATCAAACGGTGGACGAAGGATGTGAAGTGATGACAAAAGAGCAACGAGATGAATACGAACGAGAGAAAATCTTGTGGATCATAAAGGATTTAAGAGCTAGGGAAGTACATAACAGCGCAGATAAGGTTGAGGAAACATACAAGTATATAACTCTAGCTAAATAGGGACGAGCCTTGATTGTGAAGGCTCAAGGCTCATAAGGGTAAAGTCAAATTATCAACTTTATAAATCAATAATACCACAATTTTACAAAAATGACAGGCCTTTGCTTGTCGAAATATTCGGGAATTTAATGGTATCCCCCACCTATTAAATAGGTTCCTGGATATTTCGATGTGCAAAACATCAGAAAGGAGAGAGAAACATGCATCCGCTAGCTAAAAACTAGTATCAAAAAAGCCCGTACAGAAGCACAGGCCAGTTGTAACACATATCGGTAACTAAATTCTAACAGATTTGTAGTTAAATTCCTATGAAAACATGAAAAAACGACCCATTGGGAGATAGGTCGTTTTAGAAAAGTCGATCACGAAGTTATGCATTTATTGTAACATATCGGCTTTTCCTAGTAAAGGGAGGAAAAGAAAATGATTGAAAACCCAATTACCTATGGTAATCATCACGACTCATCAGCAAGAGACTTCATTGAAACTTGTAGCGGTTGTGACGGAGAAATCTACTTCGGTGAAAGTTGCTTAGATTTCGATGGCGATTACTTACATGCAGAAACAGAGTGTATCACACAATATGTAAAGTCTCATTCTATAGCGAAAGTTGCAGGTGAATAAGATGGGCCTACAAAACAAAATTGAAATGGAAATTCAAATTCTTATGAGTTTGGTTGAACGATACAAGCAAAGTGATGAACCTAATGCTGCATCGATGGTTGTGGCTTATGAATACGGATTACAAGCACTTATGGGAGTGTATGAAGCGACTCAGCAAGAAGAGGTGATCACGTTTTGAAGCGAGCGATAAAGGAGTTACAAAAGTCACTTGGAGTCGAGAAAAGAAAATTAAGTGATTACGAGTTTAAGTTAAAAAACCTAAAAGAACATGAGATTTCACTTCGTGAAGGCATAGCAGATGTGAAATTAACCATTGTAGATATAGAAGAAACACTTTCAACATTAGAAATTATGACAGAAGGAGCTGAGTTGGAATGAACAGAAGTGAAACGATCGCAGAATTAGCAAAGTCACTAGTGAAGTTCAATTTAGAAGTTAACAAAATAGCAAAGGATGCCGATAATCCTTTCTTTAAAAACAATTACGCAACGCTAGACACGATTATAGATGAAATTAGACCAATCCTTTCTAAACATGGGTTAAGCATCATGCAAATACCAAGTGGAGATGGTCAAAACGTAACGTTAAAAACGCTTCTCCTACATGAGAGTGGCGAATGGCTTGAGTCAGACGAACTAACAATGAAGCCAGTTAAAAACGATCCGCAAGCAGTAGGTAGTTGTATCACATACGCTCGTCGTTACTCACTAGCAGCATTTCTTAGTTTAAACACTGGTGAAGATGATGACGGAAACAGCGCTACTTACGGAAAAGGAAACAAACCTAATCAAAGGAGTAATAGTGGACAAGCTCCAAATAAGCCGCAAGGCAACGGTAACAGCGGTGGTAATGGTAAAGCGTCTGAGAAACAAATGAAGATGATAAACGCAAAAATAGCACACGTGGCAGTCATTTCAAAAGCAGAGAAACAAACAATTGAGGATACATTAAAGAGCAAAATTGGAGCGGATAGTTTAACGGATATTAGCCCACAGATTGCATCTAAAGCAATAGAAACACTAATCGGTTGGGAAGATCAGTACAAAAAAGCTAACTAAGGAGATGAAACCATGTTAGATAAAACAGAAACAAAAGTCGTCCTTCCTTCATGGGTAATGAAGGGCGCAAAAAACGAAAAAGAAGCAAAGTTGAAAGCGATTGAGTACATCACTCCTGATCGCTATCCGGGTTACAAAATATCTAGTGTTAAAGATGGCATCGCGATATGCGAGAGGGAGAGTGTGTGATGTTCCAAGTAACAGTAAAGCGCGGATCAATGAAAGCTATTCTACAAGCAGTACGGGACTTAGAAGCAAGAGGTTATGACTATGTTACTACAATCAGACCAGTTTATAAAACACGAAAAGACTTTTTATATAACGAAAACAAGAATATTAAAGGTGGATATAAGTTTGGTGGAATGGAAGAATACGTATCTTATGAATGTCGCATGGAGAAGGTGAACTAAGTGAGCAATTACAACACGATACGTACAATTATTTCTCAAATAAGCGGACAAGAAAACATATTAGTGGTCCCGAAAATATTCGTTAAATTAACAGGTGACCTTACTACGGCAATTCTTTTGAATCAAATTGTGTTCTACAGTGATAAATCGAAAAGAACGGACGGTTATTTCTATAAATCTCATAAAGAGTGGGAAGAAGAAATTTGTTTAACGAAACGTCAGGTTAGCTATTCTACAGCGAAGTTGAAAGAGATGGAACTTGTAGAAACTAAGTTAATGAAAGCAAATGGAGCACCTACTCTTCACTATAAATTGGATTATGACAAATTGGTGCAATGGATAGTAACAAATTGTAACAATGGAAAGTCACAAAATGTAACTATTGATTCTAACAATATGTCGCAATCTTTAACAGAGATTACTACAGAGAATACAACAGAGATTACTACATTAAAAGATAATATGTCTTCTGACCAAAAAGAGCGGCCAAAAGACTGCATCCCTTACGAGGATATTATTTCTTATCTTAATGAAAAAGCTGGTAAATCTTATAAACACAAAACAGCCAAAACAAGAACTCTAATCAAAGCTAGATTTAAAGACGGCTTTACAATAGATGATTTTAAACAAGTTATTGATATCAAAACAACGCAATGGCTTAAAGATTCAAATATGAACCAGTATTTAAGACCAGAAACGTTATTTGGAACTAAATTTGAAGGTTACTTAAACGAAAAAATAAAAGGAGCGGGTTCTAATGCAGGCACTAGCAAAGATAGTAGCTTCATCAGCAAATATGACTTTACCAAAGGTCGCTAATGAAAGATGTGATTTATGTAGACGTAAAAAGTTCCTTGATGAAAATAACAGAGCTTATTGCTGGCATTGCAAAGAAATCGCTCCTCAGGACGTCCAGTTAGCTCAGGAAACGCTCGTAATACAAAAGAGGAACCAAGTTATTAGTTTGTACGATTCGTTCGCAGACAACAGCCTAATCAACGACAAATTAAAGAAGGCTACTTTCGATAACTATGCACCACCTACAAAAGAATTGTCAGACGCCAAAGAGACAATCATGAATTTTGTTTCTACATACAGCAAAGAGGATCCAACAAGCATGATTATTACAGGAGATTACGGGGTAGGAAAAAGTCATTTGTGCGTGGCTGCTACAAAGGAATTAATGAAACGTGGATATAGCGCAATGTTCATTCAAATGAATAAGTTGTTTACCAAAATTAAGTCTACATGGAACAAAAACAGCGAATTAACAGAGGACAAGCTTATGTCTCTCCTTGCTAAAGTAGATGTTCTTATTATCGATGATTTCGGAGCGGAGTTTACTGAAAAAGATAAAGAAGGCGTTACTTGGAAGCAAACGAAGACAAATGAAATTGTAGATAGCCGAATAGGAAAAAGTACTTTATTTACAACGAATTTCAATGTTGGCCATTTAGCAGAAATGTACGGAGAACGTGATTTTAGCAGAATGATGGAGAACGCAGAAATGCTAGAAATGTTTGGCGATAATTATAGATTACGAAACTTCAAAAGGGGGAATTAAGATGTGTGCATGTGAAGGAACGGGAGTAATTAGGAACGACCAAGGGAACGGCTGTTATCAATTTGCGCCATGTATTTGCTCGGCAGGGGAACGGAGCCCGGAAGAAGTGGATAGAAGACGTCAAGAAGTAATGGCAAGGCTGGAAACGGCTTATCAAATGCAGATACAAGAGAAAGTCGGAATAGGGGCATGAAGCAGCTAACACTTGAGGATGTAGTGGGAAGTTTTGATTACTCAGCAAAGAGTACTGCGGATCGGTTCTTACAGCGTGATACAAGCGTCATAACGTACTCAATAGAGTTTTATGACAAGGACGAGAAATGGAAGCTCCGCTGGTTTGAGGCGAAGTCAGAGAGCGAAGCCGTAGGGATGGCTAAGGCAAAGTACGGACGGATTCAAGTTATAGACACTTACATTTCAGATAGATCGTTAGCTGAAATTATGGCATTGGATTAAGAAAGGGGAATGGGTATGAATTATTATCCTCCAGTACCAACGTGGAACGATTATGAATTTGCGAAGAAAAACGGGGTACCTAGAAGGAATGTAGATATAAGGGTTCGGTATTTAGGGTGGACGATTGAACAAGCTATTACGAAGCCTTTAATGTCAAAGCGAGATAGACCGGAATATAAAGGATTTGCAGAAATTGCAGAAAAGAATGGGATCCCATATAAAACATTTGTATCACGGGTGAAAATTTTAAATTGGTCGTTAGAGGAAGCTGCTAATACTCCTACAAGACGCTATTCAGAGCGCAAGCAAAAAGGGGTGAGCTAAGAAATGGGGATGACTATGAATTATAAGAAAGTCGCAACCTGGGAAGAATATGAAATCGCTGAGAAGAACGGAATTAGCAGACATAATGTGGATCAAAGGTTAGCTATGGGTTGGGATGTAACAAAATCAATAACCGAACCTGTTACAAACGGTTTCAAGAGGAAGAATAAAAAGTATGTTGATTTAGCAGAAAGCAATGGTATTGGATATAAGACGTTTTATAATCGCGTGAATGTGTATAAGTGGAGTTTAGAAGAAGCGGCTACTGCTCCTATTATGACAAGGAAAGACGCATGGGAAAAATCGAGAAGATTAAGATCAAAGATTCCAGATGAAATATATGTATTAGCTGAAAAGAATGGCATTGCTAAAAACACATTACAGTCAAGAGTTTTAGTTCTGAAATGGGACATGAAAACGGCAGCGACATTAAAAGCAAGTAAGGGTAATAGAACGAAGAAAGGGGAAGCGTCATGAAATACAAAGAGGTAATTACTTTCGAGGATTATGATAAAGCGATTGAAAATGGCATTAGTAAAGCGAATGTGTATCAACGAGTTCATGTGTATGGTTGGAATGTTGAACGTGCTATAACGGAACCGGTTAAAAAGAGAAACATTGGTGGTAAGTATAGCCACGAACGGATGTTAGCAATCGCTGAAAGTAATGGGATTAGTAAATCGACTTATTACAGCAGATTAAGAAAAGGGATGTCTCGTCGTGATGCTGCAATGAAACCAAAAGGTCACACTGCGTTTCTTGAGATAGCTGCAGAACATGGGATTAGTGATATCTGCTTCTATAAAAGGGTTGAGAGAGGAATGAATCCTTATATAGCTGCTACCAAACCAAAAGATAAGCGAGGTAGCACTAAGAAGAAACAAATCAGCTAGGAGGACAAGCCATGACGACAAAAGAAAAAGCCAGACTTCGCGGTTTCTGGACGCATAAACAAACAGGGCAACATATCGCTGTAACGCGTGTGACGTTGGGTAGCGAGGTGTATTTTTACAAGGTGAATTCATTAGGACATGAAGTTGAGCCGCAGGAAATTATGTTAATACGTGATCTGAAGGAAGAATATGTGAAGGGAATGCATTAGGAAACATGGACAGGAAACAAATTTACATCGACGTTCTACTACATAAAGGGATTTATAAGGAAGAAGATACAGGACGTCAGCTTTATGAGATGAGTGAGTTGGAACTATTCGAATTGATAAAAGGAGATGGGGAGAATGAGAGAGATTAAGTTTCGTGGCAGAAAAATCAATAGTACAGAGTGGGTTTGTGGGGATCTCAGAAAAACGCAAAATGGAAATGCTGGGATTTCGGTTAATGGGAAATTGCACATTGTTGATTCTGAAACAGTTGGTCAATACACAGGATTAAAGGATAAAAACAACCAGGAAATTTATGAAGGTGACATGATATTAGTATTTGAATGGGACAGAAAATATGAAGTGATTTTTGAAAAAGGGATGTTCAAAGCCTCTGGAAATACAACTTTTTCTCTGGTAACTGCTACAAATGGAGAATTATCATGCCAAGTAATCGGGAACATCTACAAAAATCAGTTATTAAAAGGGGATGGAGAGAATGAGAAAAGCAATTGAGGAATATATTGAGGAACTCCATAAAGATTCTAGAAAAAATCATAAATTAGCGGATGATGCATTTTGGAAATCTGATTTAGGACTTGCTGGGTTTTATAGAGGACTTGGGGAGGCGGCGTTCAGAATAGCAGAAACGTTAGAGGGTATTTTAGTTAATCAAGGAGAGGAGAAGTTAGATATGAAACCGATCGAAAATGGAACTTTTGAAGTAACTCAATTATTAGCAGAAGCAAAGGAGAATGAAGAGAATGGCAACTAAGATCATTGTTTATACGAAAAATAATTGCCCTAACTGTATGCATGTGAAGTTTGGACTAAAGGCAGCAGAGGTGGAATTTGAAGAGAGAAACATAGAAGAGAAGGAAGAATACAGAAAAGAGTTTGATACTTACGGATATAGTGCGGCACCAGTAACGGTATTCCCTAATGGAAGGGTACTTGCTGGATTCGAGAGGAAAGAATTTGAGGATGAATTAGGATTTTAGGAGGAATTTCGTGAAGAAAATAACAGAAATCCAATTAAAAAGTGAACTGAAAACGATAGATAGCGAGATCAGCAAATTAGAATATCATCTTGTGGGATTAAAAACTGAAAAAGAGAAAACGATTCAATGGTTAGAAGAGTTGAATAATCGTAAACGTAGATTAAGAAGTTACTTATAAGGAGCGGACAAACAATGAATTTTAAAGAATATCAAACAGCAGTTACAAGAACATTTGCAGCAGGAAGAACATACGAACAAAACGCTACAAACTACGCTATGGGATTATGCGGAGAAGCAGGTGAAGTTACGGATCATATCAAGAAGGCAGTATATCATGGCCACAATTTAAATGAAGACGAAGTAGAAAAGGAACTAGGTGATGTGCTTTGGTACTTGGCAGCGTTAGCAGAAACGCATCATCTTGATTTAAACGAGATCGCAGAGAAGAACATTTATAAGTTAAAGAAACGATTCCCAAACGGATTTAGTGAAGAAGACAGCAAGAAACGTGTAGACATGAAGTAAGACAAAATTTGAATTTTATTAAGAAAGGATAGATAAAAATGAGCAAAATAGAGAATCGTTGCGGAGTATGTAATTACAATATCCCAATGGAACATGCTAGCTTGCATCGTATAGAAAAAGACAATTCAATTACAAGCTATCATTTTGCATGTGGGTTTAAAGCGGATAAACAAAAACCTTGCGTAGATTGCGGTCATCATCGTGCACTATGTGATGAATGTAAGGAAAGTTAAACAAAAACGCTATTTTATTAGAAAAAGGGGAATGGATATGAAAGCGCAGGATATTAAAGAAGACAAATCACTTTGGGAGAAAAAACATCTCGGAGGTGTAGGGAAGGTACTTCTTGTTGAAGAGAGTTACTACGACAGTATCGTTGAATGGGTAGATAGGTTGGAGAAAGAAAATAAAAGAGTAGCTAGCAAAAGCTAACTACCCTCATGTCTGGTGAAGACTTTAATGTGACATTCTATATGGAAAAATGTCAAAGTTGATAAACAACTTATCTGTATTATGCACCAAATTTGGAAACTTATTCAAAGAAATAAGCAGCTAGCAAAAGCTAACTGCTCAGCCCTTGGGGAAAGGGGAAAATCCTAACATCACAGGTGAGAATCTGGATGTAAGTATAGTATGATCGAGGTTTTGAATTTTATTCAAACAACCAAAAGAACAGCTAGCTAAAGCTAACTGCTCTCTCGGGATGGGAACACAGATTACTGGAGGCTCATTTAAATGAGTTATGGCTATCGCCTATATACATTATATGCAGAATATTGAGATTTATTCGGGGGGATGAAGGATGAAATTAAATAAAAATGAGTTACTTCAAATATACGAATGGTTTTACTACATCAGATCTACTAATTTCGCTCATTTAAGTGATGAAGATAGAAAACTAGCTACAAAGATTAGAAAAGAAGCCATGAAGCAATGTGGGCTAAAGGATAAGTAAGAACTTAATAAAAATTTCATTTTGTAGAAAAGGGGAATGGATATGATGAAGGTTTTTAAAATGAATGATTTTGATTGGGTTTGCGCTGAAACTGAAGAACAAGCAAAGGTGTATTACAAGAAAGAATGTGGGTTTGATGACGAGGATATAAACGAAGATTTTGCAGGGGAAGTTAGTTTGCAAGAAGCTACATATGTGGACATAGATGAATTGCCAGAAAGTGAAAAGAACAATCTCCAATGCGGAAGACCACTTGGAGATTCAATAGTAGTTCGTAAGACATTTGAATGGGTAATTAAGAATGACAACATTACGAGCCCTTGTATTATTGCATCAACAGAATATTAAAGAGCAGCTAGCAAAAGCTAACTGCTCGGCTGTCTCTCCGTGGGGAGCGGAGAAAGGTTAGGGATTCATTAAATGAGTTCTGGCTATTGCCTATCTACAGTATTGACGGAAGATTTATTAAATAATCATAGTGGTAATTTATTATTTATTTTAACTTATGGCTGGTTCCAAAAAAGTGAAATACCAACAAAATAAAAAATTATTAAAAGGAAAATTGCTATGAAAATAACTGAAAAAATCTTTTTCATCAGTAGACCTCCTTTATGAAGAATATTAACATTTATCTAAAATTTGAACAAAATAGTTATTTAAATAAAAGAAACCCCGTTTATCTACGGGGCTCCTAAGGGTAATTGTCAAGTAATGACGTACTCGACTAATTAACCGTAGCATGAATTTTTTGGGAATAATACTGGTAAATGTGTCCAAATGAATAAGGCATATCATTTTGAACAAAAACGTTATTTTGTAGCAAATAAAAAAGAGCACATATATGAATGTGCTCTTAGAGAAGGAGGCTTTCTATGAGAGAGGGTCTCCATACAATAACATATGCTTGTCCTATTTAAATGTGTAAAAAATAAACAAAAAGGCTATTTTGCACAACAAAGCAGCTAGCTCAATTAGCTAACTGCTTGTTGTGAAAAAAGATGCCCACGCTTAGCAAGTAATGAGTTGTAACGGACAGTTACAACTATAGTATAAAACAGAAGTTCAAATATTATGCAGGAGTGAAATGGAACTGAACAAAAACTTCATTTGAATAAAAAATTACATTAGAAAATAGGAATAGGACAAGCAAAATTGCTTGCCCTATAACAATGATTTTTGTTTCCTGCCAGTGGGTTGAATGAGTTAGCCCATTGCAATAAATGGCATTCTCATTACTAGAAGAGTAAAGCCGCTAGTTCGAACGGCTTATGGATAGCGTGTGTAGTTGTTCTAAAAATATGTAAAGGAAGACATTTATTTTATAAAGAAAAAAGAGCACCTTCAAATAGTGCTCTCGTTAAGATGGCTCCTAATAATAAGAGGTAACTACATGATAGTATATTTATTTTTATTCAAAGGTGAAAATTAAATGAAAAACGGGAGAACAGTTGTATAAGCTGTTCTCCCAAGGAGCGGGAACGTCGAAGTTAAATTACATCTCAAATGACAATCAAACAAGCATCCCGTAAATAGTATGTACTTATGATAAAAATTTATACAAGAAAGCAGCTAGCTCAATTAGCTAACTACTTGTTGTACAAAAGAAATTAGGCCCTACAAGTAATGACATGTAACTTAAAGTTACAGCTATAGTATAAACGTAATTGGAAATGTTATGCGGGAAAGAAAGGGAACTTAATAAAAATTTCATTTTGTAGAAAAAAGAAACTAAAAAAGAGCACCATGTACAAGCGCTCTTTAAGATAGGAGGTAACTCAGTAAGCTGAGGGGCTAGGTTAGAAGTATATGGTGTGAAAAATAAATAAGGACAAAATTTTATTAGCTCAGTACAAAAAACAGTTAGCAAAAGCTAACTGCCTCTTGTACACAAGAACAATACATTTATAGGGAAACAGCAATATGTAACTTTAAGTTACATTTATAGTATAAACAGGATTAGGAATATTATGCAGATTAAAAAAGAGCACTGTATATAAGTGCCCTTGAGAGGTAGGCGTAATACTAATCATAATCAGTATTAATATACGCTTAATATAATTAAAATGTGAAAAAAGCAGCTAGCAAAAGCTAACTGCTCAGCCCTCGGGGAAAGGGAGAAAGAATATTACAGAGGTCACTGTGAATTCAAGCTGTATCAGCCCATTTATAGTATTGGACAAAATTTAGAATTTTATTCGGACAAACTCAAAAAGAGCAGCTAGCAAAAGCTAACTGCCCGCCCTCAGGGAAAGGGGAAAAGCCTAATATCACAGATGAGAATCTGGATGTAAGTATAGTATGATCGAGGTTTTGAATTTTATTTAAACAACCAAAAGAACAGCTAGCTAAAGCTAACTGCTCTCTCGGGATGGGAACTCAGGTTGCTGGAGGCTCATTTAAATGAGTTATGGCTATCGCCTATATACATTATATACAGAATATTGAGATTTATTCGAGGGATGAGGAAATGATTAATGAATTGAAAGTAGGAAATGTATTCCCATTTTGGGTACCAGTTAACTTAGGGTTTGCATAATCTATACAAAGAGTCGAAGGTGAATACCTAGGAAAACACAATGGGATGTTTCAAAAGATTATGTAGGAAGCATTCCATATTAGAAGGAAGTGAGGAAACAAGTTGTTTAAGCGCAAAAAGAAGACAGGCCGTATTAATAGTAGAAAAACAGTCGTACTAGGAATTGAGTTTGATAGTAAAACAGAAGCAGAGTATTACCTGTTCTTAAAGAGTAACCCTGAGGTTGTTGAGATTAAGCTACAACCTCAGTACATGCTCCTTGAAGGGTTTTATATTACTACACGAGATGGTAAACGGAAGAAGCGAAGAGATTGGAAATTCACAGCAGATTTCTTAGTTACTTATAAGGATGGAACACAGGAAGTGATTGATGTCAAAGGTTATGCTAACGATCGCTTTCCATATATGAAGAAGATGTTTGAATACCGATATAAGCAGGAGTTAGTTGTTGTTATGAAGGACAAACAGAAAGGTTGGATAAGAAAATAAAGGGGCTGAATAGATGATTCCAAGATACAAGGGTATAAGAGAATTCATGCTGTATAGAAAAGAACCAGGTTTTGGGAGTAATCAGTATGTTTGGATATTCGATGTATTTAAGTATCACGAGCTAATGCAACATTTTAAGGATGGATGGGTAATCCATGATGAGGATAAACAAATAGAAGCATTCAATAGAACAACAGCTTAATGGATAACGGAACGATGATGAGTAGATTGGTGGGGGCTACTTTACTAAGCATCGTTCCCTTATTCAGAAGATAGGTATTAAAATTTCACATACCTAATGTAAGTGTAAAAACTAAAATTCGAAATAGGGGGATTCCAACTTGGAACAATTATCTTTATTACCAGAAATCGATGATAAAAAGGTGCAGAAAGAGGTCGTGAGCATCTTGAAAGAATACAGAGCGCTGAAAATGCGATTCAATAATGAAGTGGAACAAGAAGGAATCAGTCTGTTTCCAGAATTACGTGATTCGAGAGTAACAAGTAGGATGAAGGTGCAACAAATCGAAAAGGCATTAAACAATATCCTAGATGATGATGAAAGAAACATCATTACTATGAAGTTCTTAGATAATAAACCAGTGAAAGATGCATTCGTACAAAATGAATTGATGATGAAGAACTCATACTTTTATGAGAAGAAGAAAAGTGCTATTAAATTGATTGCTACTACATTAGGAATCATTTGAAAATGGCAGAGAAAACGCAGAGATATAGCGTATTTTTTGGGGAGTTTTTGCAAATGGAATCAACGGTACGATTATCTCATGAAGGTTCTTTGAAAAGAGAATACGCTTCATGGGATAGCGTGCCCATTATAATTACGTTACTCGGTGACGCGGAGGCTAGAGGGAATAAGAGCTTCCCAAAATTATTTTGTATTTATCATTCAGCTCAAGAGTCGTCGCTTGGGTTGAAAGTAAACATAATACTAGATGTCATGGCTATGATTTCTCCACATTTGAAAATGGAATGGGTGATGGTTTATATGATTGAATGAATCGCACATTTCAAAAACTGTAGTACAAGAACAAAATCTTCGTCGATTTGAACGACATTACACTTTCTAGTGATTACTGCGAATTTTCACCAGGCAGAGAGCTTCCGCTCTTTGTTTGAGCAAATATGAGGCAGTTCCCCCTCTGTCACCTCCACATGTTTGTTCACGCAAGAAGCGGAAACTTCTTGATACAAATTATTTTCATGGGTTGAAAATGATGTCTACGGACGTAAAACGAGGAGAGCTTTCGCTCTTTTCTCGGTCACTGACGTAAAGCGCGTAGCTTAGATGATAATTGCGGTGATCGAGAAAAGAATGAGGGTAATCTTATTCTTGAATTGATTCATTTCAAAATTCCCCTTTCGTGAATGTTCCTCTCCTATCCCTTTGGAAAGCTGTCACTTCGGTGATAGCTTCTTATTTATTTGAACAAAAGGATAATTATGGTTTTTGTTGAATAAATAGATTGGGAAAGGTGGAGAAATTATGCAATACGTAGAAATGTTGAAAGAATTAGCGATTGGAGGAATATATACCGAAAAACAAATTTCTAATTTGTTATGCAATAATAGAAAAGAATTAACTATTTTATGCGATTCTGTATCAAAATTCGGTGAATCTGAAACAGAAAGATTTCAAGTGATGGGTAAATATGAAATATACGTTCATAGAAATAAAGGTTACTCCTATCATGTACCATCAAGAAAGACAATGGTTTATGTTATAGAAAAGATTTAAAAGCATCCATAACGGTTGCTTTTTTCGTTGTTATATGGAAATTACATAATAAGCATCTTTAAAGGTTGTATTAGGTATAGTTAGGATTGAACATCATATAATGATACAGAACGGTTTCCAACATGTTACCCCATCGATTTTTACGAGAGAGCACTTAACTTGGGGGAGTGCTCTCTTTCGTTTGCACATAAGGAAGTTCTCGACATACAATATCGGGTCAACATAAATACACCATTACTCACATAAAGAGCTCTATCCCTATTTATAGAGCTCTTTTAGTTGCACCTTTTGAGATGGACAAGCATATATTGTAGTGTAGGACATCCTCTCTCAAGTCCTATTCGATACTCATTGAAAAATCCTACAAATTCGGGCATCTACTGATGTGGATGCTCTCTTTTTATGCACGATTTGAATAAGACAAGCATATACTGCTTGTACCTCATTAACTTTAGTAACCTTAACTTTCGTTAACGAGATTCTCATAATCCTTTAAAGGGCGCTCGCGGAAACGGGTGCTCTTTTTATTTTGAACACAATGGACATTTGAATAGGAAGTGATGGGATGTTTTGGTTAGGAGGACTTACAGGATATCTTGTAGGTACGCTTTTTACTTTATTGGTAATTTACTTCGGATATCGGATTGGTGAGATGAGTCGGTATTGAAGGAAATGGAGCAGTCGAACGCGATAATGGATGATAAGGGGGTAACAAAACAAACAACTCAACGAACAAAAATAGAGATAGTTAACAAAATGCAGGGTGGTTTCGCGATCCTTTTAAAATCAATACTTTGAATGTATACTTTTGTTAGTGGTTTTTGCTAAAACAGCTAAAACGCTATGAATTCAATGAAATCAATGTTTTGAATGTAAACTAATGGGTAAAAGTTTACATTCGCACGAACAATTTAAACGATGAATTATTAAGTAGCGAATCCGCTGCTTTTTTTATTTTATAAAGAAAAAAAGCCCTGAATAGGACTATATGATTTTCTTCATGCCACAATGACGGCATTCTCTTAAGAAGATGAAATTTTTAATGTAACTTTTGAATGCGGAATTACCGCAATTATCACAGCGACCGCTAATTTTATCAGGATGTTCTGTGTATGTGTATATTTTGCTTAAATCGTATTTTTGTTCATGTTCTTTATTTTCCATTCGTTTCACCTGCATATCAATCTGAATTAAAACAACTTAATCATAATGACATGAAGTGTTCACGTAGTGGATGCTTTTTATTTTGTAAAAAGAACCTGCAAAACTGCAGATTCTCCTGATAATGATTTATCTAAGTAAGACCCGAAAATATAATACAATAATTCGAAAATGAGTTCAAGTGAATAAAAAGAACCCGCTAGAGTTCGGGTCCTTTTCAGAAGTGATGATGTTTTCTCGGCTTAGGAACTGAGAAAATACAAAAATATAATACAATGAGTTTTAGAGAATTTCAATACTTAATTTAGGAATTACCAGAAGGAGGAGTTAGAGAAATGAAACTAAGCAAACAAGAACAAACAGTTATTATGGGACAGTTAATAAATAATGTTATCGGTTTGGATTTAGTAAAACAACACATTGATCCACAGAAATTAGAAAAGGCTATAGCTATGCATAATGAAATAAGTGATGATATGACACCAAAGCAAACGAGAGAGTCGCTAATTTGTGTGTTAGATAAAACAATTGATGAATTCCTAAAAGCTTAAACAAAAAACTATTAGAGCATTTGTAGCAAAGAGGTGGTGGTCGTGGCACGACAACGTAGCCCGGACAGAGACAAAGCATTTGAAATATATAAAGCAAGTAAAGGTGAGAAGCCATTAATTGATATCGCGGCAGAGTTAAACCTCAAGCCTTCGCAAATCAGAAAGTGGAAATCACAGGACAAATGGGATGAACAAATGAATGGTAACGTTACTATTGCGAAAAGGAGCGTTACTAATGTTAAAAATCCCAAAACAAAAGAAAAACTAAAAGAGATTTTAGAGGATGAAGAGCTGACCGAAAAGGAACGGCTCTTTTGTTTGTATTACGTAAAATACTTCAATGGTACGCAAGCTGCTATAAAGAGTGGGTACGCCAAAGAGAGCGCGCATGTACAGAGTAGTAGGTTATTACGAAGAGAACGAGTTTCTTCCTATATAAAGGAACTCAAAGGTGAGTTAGTTGAGAATGTATTTGTAGAAGCGATGGATGTATTGAAAGAGTACATTAAGATTGCTTTTGCTGATATTACTAATTACATTACCTTCGGTCAAAAGGAAATTGAAGTAGAAGTTGGAGAGAATACAACTACAGATGAAGATGGTAATGAAATTACTGAAACTATTACAGAAGCTCGAATGGTCAATTATGTTGATTTACAAGATCATGAGATGGTTGATGGTTCAATTATCACAGAAGTGAAGCAGGGACGTGATGGTGTTTCCATTAAGCTCGCTGATAAGATGAAAGCTTTAGATAAACTGGCGCAGTACTTCGATTTAGTTCCTGACAACTTCAAACGTCAAATTGAAGAAGAGCGACATCGTATGCAGATGGAAGTTCAAAAGGTACATGTTGAGAAGACGAAAGCCGAAATCAAAGAGCTTACAGACGACAATAGTAACGGTAATAAAGTTATCATTGTAAACGATAAGGAAGCCATGAGGAAGGCGATGGAAAATGACCAAGACAGTTAATATCATGGATGTGATGAACGTCAATTTCTATTCGTTATGGCTTGCAGAACAGTCGCATATCGTTGCAAAAGGCGGCCGTTCTTCAATGAAATCATCAGTTATTTCTATGAAACTTATAACAGACTTCTTAGAGGATGAGCAGGGCAATGTAGTTTGCTTGAGGAAAGTCGGTAAATACCTTTCCACTTCTATATATGAGCAAATCAAATGGGCTATTTATATGCTCGGTGTTGAGGGTGAGTTTTATTTCGGTAAATCTCCATTGATCATTAGGCATAAGAAAACCAATACAGCATTTTACTTCTATGGCTGCGACGATCCATTAAAACTTAAATCTGCAAAGATAGCCAAGGGATACGTAATGTCTTTATGGTTTGAGGAAGCAGCAGAGTTCGCTGGTGTAGAGGATATTGATATTGTTGAGGATACTTTCATTCGTCAAGAAATCGAAGGTAAAGAGGTAAAGGTTTACTTCTCTTATAACCCGCCAAGAAATCCGTACAGTTGGATTAATGAGTGGTTGGATAGCAAAGCAGGAGACGATGATTACTTCATTCATCATTCTACTTACATGGATGATAAAAAAGGATTCTTATCTCAGCAGATGATTAGAAAGATTGAGAAGTATAAGGTTCATGACTTGGATTATTGGCGATGGATGTATGGTGGAGAAGTCATTGGTTTAGGTGATATGGTCTACAATATGAATCATATTCAAGAAATTGATGAACTTCCAAAAGATGATGATATTATTCTTATTGATACTACATCCGACACAGGGCATCAGGTATCTGCTACTACTCATTTAGCGCTTGCTTTCACTAAGAAGAGAAACGTTATCTTGCTAGATACCTATTACTATAGCCCTGCTAATAAAGTAGTCAAAAAAGCTCCAAGTGAACTATCTAAGGACTTAAAAGAATGGATGGATAGTATAGTCGAGATATATAAGAGGTATTTCGATAAACAAACTATCGATTCTGCAGAAGGTGCACTGCGCAACCAATTCTTTAAAGATTATGGTATTCGATTACATCCAGTAGCGAAGAAAAAGAAAATAGACATGATTGATAACGTCCAGGATCTAATGGCTCAAGGGCGTTTTTTCGTGTTAAATACAGAAAGAAATAAGATTTTTATAGAAGAACATAAGAAATACCAATGGGATGCAGATACCCTACAAAGTGACGATCCTAAGATTATAAAAGTAGACGACCACACGTGTGATGCATTCCAATACTACGTTAACGATAATTTATCAAAACTAGGATTAAAATATTAGGCGGTGAAAATATGTTCAGAAGCATCGTTGCAAAAGTGAGGGGGTGGCTATATAAAATGAATCTAATTCGCGGAGTTAAAAAGATAACAGATAAAAAAGATATACCTGTTAATGAAGAATCCTACAAACATATTGATATGTGGAAATCTCTATACGGTGGGTATTACAGTGAATGGCATGACGTTAAGTCCCATACGATTGAGGGGCAAAAAAGCAGGAAGATGGCATCGTTAAACATGGCAAAAGTCATATCACAGGAAATGGCTTCTCTTATCTTTAACGAGAAGTGCTCAATCAATATATCAGATAAAACACTCTCAGATGATATTAAGAATGTCCTAGATGACAATAACTTCATTAAAGAGTTTCAAAGGTATTTAGAGTACGCATTCGCTTTAGGTGGAATGGTTATTAAAGTTTACTGGGATGAAGGTATTAAACTTTCATATGTCACAGCAGACTGCTTCATTCCCGTCGCATGGGATAACAAACATATCACTGAGGGTGTATTCGTAAATGAAATCTCTAAGGGTGATAAGAAGTACACGCTACTTGAATGGCACTTGGTTGAAGGTAAAGAGTATGTAATTAAGAATGAGCTATACGAAAGTAAAAATCAAGGAGACTTAGGTGTAAAAATTACTTTATCTACTCTATACCCTGATTTGGAAGAAGAAGTGCGTATTGAAAACTTATCTAAACCTATGTTTGTGTACTTCAAACCAAATACAGCCAATAACTTAGATATGAGTTCACCACTTGGTATATCGATCTATGCTAATGCGTTAGGTACATTAAAGTCACTTGATATTGCGTTTGATAGCTTTCAACGTGAGTTCGTTTTAGGTAAGAAGAGAATTATGGTACCTGCTTCAGCGATCCGTACAGTTGTAGATCCACAAACAGGCATACCACAAAGATATTTCGACGCTACCGATGAAGTGTATGAAGCGATGCAATTCGAAGATGGTGCTAATCAGATTCAAGATATATCAGTGGAATTACGTGTAGAAGAATATACAGCTGCTATCAATGCTCTTTTAAACTATGTATCGATGCAAGTTGGCTTCTCTTCCGGAGCATTTAGCTTTGATGGACAAGGTGTTAAAACTGCAACAGAGGTTGTAAGTGAAAACTCTAAGACATTCAGAACAAAACAGTCTCACGAGACCGTTATAGAGGATGGTATTCGTCATTTAGTTGATATCATCATTGAAATTGCTGCTTTATATGATGAATTTGAAAGTACTGATAAATACGAAGTTACTGTTACTTTTGATGATTCTATTGCAGAAGACCAAACGGCAGAAATCAATAAGCAAGTCACACTTGTTATGAATGGTTTAACAACTAAAAAGCTAGCAATCATGAAGATACATGGTGTTTCTGAAGAAGAAGCAAAGCAAATCGTAGAAGAAATTCAAAACGAGAATAAGATGGTTATGCCTGAAGGAGTAGATTTCTTCGGTATGAACAACAAACAAAAGAATAATGGTTCAGGAGATGAAGGGTAATGGCACTCCCTCCTGATAAATTACAGCAACTCTCTATGTTTGTAGTGGATATCTACAATGCGATTGAAGAAGAGTTGCTTTTAAATATGGCTAGAATTCTCAAGTATGACATGGAACTACTATTAACTGCCGAGGATTTCACTGAATATCAGCATTGGCGCATAGTTCAGTTGAATAAGCTTGGTAAGTTGAATCAGCAGCAAATGAATACAATGGCCCGTTATAGTGGTAAAACAGCAGAGGAAGTCCGAAAGATGCTAGAATCTGCTGGATTTACAGCAGTAGAACAACATGAATCGTTATATCAGGAAGCGGTACAAGCAGGAAACATAGCTGCTGCGCCAGCAATGTATACGAGTGCCGCGCTAATAGGAATCCTTAATGCTTATGAACGACAAGCTCTAGAGACATTTAATCTTGTAAATACTACTATGCTCAAACAGTCTCAACAGGTTTATCTAGACATTTTAAATAAAACAGTAGGTAAGGTTCTTGGTGGTGTCATAACGGCACAACAGGCACTAAGACAGACTGTTTCTGAATGGGCGCAGCGAGGGATTCCAGCTCTCATTGATAAGGCAGGGAAACGATGGAGTACAGAAGCCTATGTGAATATGGTGTCTAGATCTACAAGCCAAAATGTAGCGAATGAGATGCAAATGACTCGTATGGATGAATATGATGTGGATCTCATAGAAGTTAGCTCACATCTTGGAGCTAGACCACGCTGTGCTCCGTTTCAAGGTCGTATTTTTTCTAAAAACGGTAAAAGTAAACGATACCCTCCGTTCTCCAGTACATCATATGGTGAAGCGGCAGGGTTATTAGGTGTAAATTGTAGGCATGTCATCTACCCTTATATACAAGGTAAATCAACTAAGCGTTATGAACCGTATGACGCAGCAGAGAATTCTAGAGTATATAAGGAAAGCCAACAGCAAAGACACCTGGAACGGCAGATAAGAAAAGCGAAGAAAGAAGTCAAGGTTATGGAAGCATTAGGTGATCCAGAAGGCGTGAAAGAAGCGAAGAATAAGGTTTCGCAACGACAAGCTGCTATGAGGGAATTCATTAACCAGACGAAGCGCAAGCGACAATATAACCGAGAAAAAATTGTATAGGAGGAATTATGAATGAATTTTGGTCAAGCAATTGAAGCAGTTAAAAATGGTGAAAAGATTTCACGTGCAGGTTGGAATGGTAAAAATATGTTTGTTGTTTATCAAAAGGGATATCCTGACGGGATTCCTTGCAACAAACAAACTGCTGAAGCATGGGGGTTAAATGAAGGAGGTTTATTCAAAGTACGCCCTTACCTGCAATTAAGATGCGCAGATGGCACTCATGCAATGTGGGCGCCTAGTACTTCTGATGCATTAGCAGAAGATTGGGAGGTTGTTGAATAATGAAAAACACGATTACTCAAGAAGATATTAATAGCATTTTAGAAAAGATTCATTGGACAGTAGAAGAGTTTCACGGCAAATGTACAGTAGTAGTCGCTAAATTGCCAAACGGATTTATTCTAACTGAATCTAGTGCGTGTGTAGATCCTGCTAATTATGATGTGAAAATTGGTTTTGAATGCTGTAAAGAGCGGATTATTAATAAGATTTGGGAACTAGAGGGTTATCGGTTACAAAGTAAGATACATGATATCAAAGAATTTCAGAAGCAAGCGAAAGCAGCTAACTTACTTTCTGAAGAAAAAAATTAAGCAAACCGTAGAAGAAATGGCTAAGAATTTAAAATAACTAGGAAGGTGACCAATGATATGCGTAAACCATTAAATTATAGATTGCGATTAAAAGAAAATGGAATGCAGTTCTTTTCTGAAGGGGGAGATAATCCGCCAGTAACTTCACCTGAAGGAGGTGATCCAATTGTAACAGACCCGAACCCAACGCCACCTGCTACAGACCCAAATCCAGAACCACCTGTTACCTTTACACAAGAACAGATGGACGCTGCTAAAAAGGATAATGAAGCAGCACTTTTTAAGAAGCTTGGTGTAGAAAACATGGACCAACTTAAAGAAACCATGAAAAGTTGGAATGAGCACCAAGAATCTCTTAAAACTGATCAAGAAAAACAGAATGAAAAGTTAACAACTTATGAGACTCAAATCAAAGAAAAAGATGAGTCTCTTTTTAATTTGCAAGCAGAAAACGCTGCAATTAGATCTGGTATCACTGAAGAAAAGAACTTAAACGCGGTCATTGCACTTGCAAGGCCAAAAGTAACAGGTGATGTAGATATCACTGCTGCTATAGCACAAGTGGTTGCTGATTTCCCACACTTTAAAGATGTAGTGGAACAACCGCCAGCAGATTCAGGGAAGCCGAAACCAACTTTTTCAAACGGTCAACATCAACAAACTACAATGACCGATTCTCAAAAGTGGGCGGATGCCTTCAAAGTAACAAAATACTAAAATTAAAAATATAAGGAGAGATTTATATATGGCTCAATTAAATTATGCTACTAATTACCAAGAGGCACTTATTCAAAAGTTTTCGCAAGGTTTGGCTTTCGGAGCGTTATACTCTACACCTAATAACGCAACAGTAAAATGGACTGGAGCAAAAACAATTCAGATTCCACGCATTAAAGTCGGTGGATATACTGATGTTAACCGTGATTCGATGGGCAACTACACACGCCGCGTTGATAACTCATTTGAACCTAAGACTTTAGGACATGACCGCGAATTCCGTACGCTAGTTGATCCAGTAGACGTTGACGAAACAAACATGGCTGTTACAATCGCTAACATTACACGCGTATTCAACGATGAAGAAGCAATTCCAGAGCATGATAAATACATGGCATCAAGATTATTCTCAGAATTCACAGCAGCAGGAAAAACAGCAGCTACTACAGCATTAACTAAAACTAACATCCTAGAAGAATTTGATAAATTCATGTTAGAAATGGATGAGGCGGAAGTACCGCAAACCGGTCGTATACTTTATGTAACTTCAGTTGTTAAGAAATTATTAAAAGAAGCTGAAGGTATTCAACGAAACCTTGATATTAAAGGGAGAAGCGAAAGTGATGTAAATCGCGGCATTTACTCACTTGAAGACGTAACAATTGTAACTGTTCCTTCATCTCGTATGAAAACAGCTTACAATTTTACTAATGGCGCTGTTCCTGACGGTACTGCAAAAGATATCAACATGATCTTAGTTCATCCTTTAGCAGTTGTTTCACCGCAACAATACGAATTTGTTAGCTTAGATCAACCAAGTGCAACAACTGGCGGAAAATACCTTTACTATGAGCGCAAATACTGGGATGTATTTATCTTAGGCGCTAAAGTTGATGGTGTTAAATTCCATACTACAGCATAAAAGAGAGGATTTTATAGCTTCTCTTTTTTTATTATGAAAGGAATGGTGTTAAATGAGTAACGTTGTAAAAGTGAAACGGTTGAACAAAGTGTTGAATATCGAAAAAGACTTCTTACCTAGCTATCTAAATGACGGTTTTGATCAGATCAATGATGAAGGCAAAGTTGTTAAACGCGCTACGGGCGGTCGTAACATTTCTGTATCAGAACATAACGCGGCGCTTGATCGCATCGAAGAACTTGAAGCAGAGCTTGAATCATTAAAAGCCCCTAAAAAAGCAGCTAAGTAGGTGACTACATGCCTTATATAGATGCAGATTACTATAATAACGATTATGAAGGAACTCCAGTTTCTGATGCAGCGTTATTAAATCGAATGATCAAAAGAGCCAGTGAGCAGATTGATAGCATCATAGGTTACAAATTACAAGGAGTTGACTTCGATAAAGTTGCTCCTTTTATTCGTGAGCAAGTCAAAAAAGCTACTGCAGCACAAGTTGAATTTCTAGCTATTAACGGCATTACTTCTGCAACTGTAAGTGAAGGTGGCGGCGGTTTCTCTGTTGGCGCTTATTCTGAGAATGGAATGAGTGCAGGAGCAGCTGAAGCGCCATCTTACTATGATCGCTATGCGATTACTGTGGTTGATTACCTTAAACCTACAGGCTTACTTTATACGGGCGTGTGTGTGCATGGCTAAACCGATTCGTTTGTCATTGTTAATCCATACAGTCGAGTATTTGGAGTATAAGGGTGAAGACGATACCTGGGGCGGAAGTGATAACTATGCACCTGCCGTAACAATTGAAAGGGTTCGAATTGAACCTAAAAAAACAGTTGTACTGAATGGTAATGGTGACAGTACTGTAATGCAAACACTGTTATTTCATGACGCAGTACATTCGACATCTGTTACTTTCAAAGAGAAGTCAAAAGTCATATTTAACGGAAAAGAAATGACCGTTAGTAAAGTCAGTGACTTTTATGACAGAAGCAGATTACACCACATAGAGGTGTTTCTCGTATGATTCGATTGAATATCCAAATTGATACACCTGCAATTGAAGGGAAAGTAATGGAAGCGGTTGATAAAGCGCAGTTCGCACTAGATCAGCAGGTGCTGAAAGATAGCAATTACTTTATCCCAAAAGATACTGGCGAGTTAGAGCGTTCTTCTATTCGTTTCAGTAGACCTGGGGAAGGTCATATTGAATGGAATACTCCTTATGCAAGGAGGCTCTATTACAACCCTCAGTACAATTTCTCTCATGATGTGAACCCTAATGCGATGGGTCTCTGGTTCGAAGAGGCAAAAGCTAGGAATGTAACAGATTGGGCAAGAATCGTAGAAAACGAAATTAAGAGAAACTTATAGGAGGACAAACATGAAATGGCTTATTGAATCAGTAAAGAAGCAGTTAACTACTAATTTATCAAAAGACATCATGTTTGCCCCTGTAAAAGCAGATGTTTTAGATATAGGTGCAAATAACATACCAAAGAAGAGTATTGCTATAAGGATGACCCCTTCAGCTCTGGGAGAGCAGTATTTCGAAGGTGAAATCATCAATAAACAATTCCAATTGCTCGTTAAAAGCGATAACCAATTAGAAACAACGAATGCGATTGAAGCAATGACAAGAGAGTTAAACAACGTACAAAGGCGTACTTTTAACGCAGTTGACAATTCATACACACTAAGAAGGCTCAATGTATATGTTGAGCCTTCTTTCGTTGAAAAGACAGCAGCAAAAGAGTATATATACACCGCGCTTTTTTCTGCGGAATTAGAAATAGGAGGTAATTAATATATGGCATATCTACTGAACCATCTTTATAAATTCGAGATCAATACAGGAACGAAGGCTACTCCTAAGTGGGCGGTTATCGCTAAAGGGATTACTTCCGTAGATCCAGACAATAACGAGGAAGTAGAAGAGGATTACTATTACGACGGAGGTGGAGCTTCTGAGCGTTCCGTAGTAGGTTTTATGATGTCTTATGGATTTGAAGGTCATCGAGCTTACGGAGATGAGGCGCAAGACTTTATCTTTAAGAAGATTAACCAAATTGGTGATGCTCGTAAGACTGATTTCCGTGTGACTGAGCCTAGTGGAGATAAATGGGAAGGTCCTGCGACTATCTCAGAAATCAAAGCTCCAGGTGGAGACGCAAACTCTAAAGGTGAAGTTGAGTTCAATATTGCCTTTGACGGAGCTCCAGAGTTAACAGAGAAGGTTTAATTCTCTGAATTTCCCTTTCCGTTCATGCTATCAATTACATTGAGAGGGAGCTTCGGTTCCCTCCTCAGTGATAGCTTTTTTAGAGTGATAAAAATAGTGAAAAATATGTTTTTAACTTATTCGAATAAATTAAAAATTGTCTCGACGGAGGCAAATACAAAAAAACAAGGAGATAACCATAATGACAACTTTACAATTTAATTTCGAGAAAACTTACAAAGAGATTGACGTAGCAGGAAAGATTTACAAAGTAAAATTCGATGATGACTCAATGATTACTTATCAAGAGGGGTTCGTATCTTATGAGAAGAAAGCAAAAGAGCTTCAAGATGATACGTTAGATATCCGAGAAGCTACTGCTGAAGAGTTACGTGCTATGAATCTTAAACAGCGTGAACTTATGAAAGAAGCTATTGAGTTATTTTTAGGAGAAGACACATTTGATGAGCTATATGAGAAAGCAGGACGATATCTAATGAATCTTGTTAGCTTAATCAACTACTTAACTAAGATTGTAGAAGAAGAACTACGAAGCAAAGCTGGAAACTCATTAGATGAATACTTAATCAACTCTAAGAAGTAAGGTGAGCTAATATGAAACCTAGATTTACTCTTACAGAGAGAAACGTAGATAGATTCCGTTGGCATGGGGTTGACATTGAGCTCAATCTCTCCTATGACAACATACTAGTTATGTTTCAGTTGTTTGATGATAAGAAGGTTTCTGACAATGCTAAGCTTCCAGTAGCACTCAATATGCTTGTAGTAGAACGCAACTTACTAGCTCAGCTTAACGGAGATCAGCAGAATAGATTTCTCATTGATATCTTCAAAGCTAAGCTTAATATTGACTTAGAGAATACAGAGAGAGTCAATGAGATGACCAATAAGGATAATTCCCAAGGCGGAGCTGAAGAGGGTGAGACATTCCAAGAGGTTCCTATAGTTGATTTTACTATAGATGCTGAACGGATTTTCTCATCCTTTTTGTTTGACTACAAGATTAATTTAATCGAGCAACAAGGGAAACTATTATGGAACGAATTCTTAGCTCTATTCAATAACTTGTCAGAAGAGACACCTATGAAGACTGCTATTAAGTACCGCACTTGTGAAGTCCCTAAGAAGACCAAAGAAAATACTGACCAGGTGAAGGATATTAAGAAGAAAAAAGCCTTTTATGAGCTGCCACAAGCTAAAGAAATGAGGGAGGCTAGAGAGTTGAAAGCTTATGAGGACCGCATGAGACGTTACAAGGAAGCACGCAAGCAATTAGCTCAAGAAAACAAGGTTGTTAAACCTACAACAGATGATTAAGACCTCATAGCAGAGCTCCTGGAGATTCTTTAAATTAGACAAAAGGAGCGTGAATATATATGGCCGACGGAAGTGTAAAGATAGATGCCCGAATAGACAATTCTAATATACGTAGCGACGTAGAGAGAATAAATAGAGAGCTTGGACGTATGGGTTCGAATATGAGCTCTGTAGCTCGTACAATTCGAGATGCTTTTAACAGTGAAATTAATAACCTTGGAAGCAATGTACAAGGAAACGTATCAGATATTAATGAGATTTTTAACACCATAGGCAGCAACTTGGTCCAAATAGGAAGGGAAGCACGTATAAACTTTGATGAAGGATTCAATCCTCTAGATAGCGACGTGAGGAATGAAGTACTGCAGGTAAACAATGAGCTATTAAGAATTGGTATTAATATTCAAAGTATTGCTGCACAGATACGTAGCGAATACCAGGCAGAGATAGATCGACTTAGCAGCATCACCCAAAGTGAAGTCAATCAAGTAAATGGCGAATTGAACAATATGGGTAATGGTATGAATTCTACCGCTCGTGAGATTCGTGAAACTTTCGGGAATAACTTCAATCAGATTAATAACGATATCCGTAGAGGCTACTCTGGAATCTCTGCAGAGTCTCAACGTATGATGAATGAAATGAAGAACGCCTACGCAGCTCAAAAAATGGGAATGGCTGGAGTAAGAGATGAGCAAATAAGGATACAATACGGATTCTTTAACTTAGCTCAGCAGTCCGCTGAATGGCAAGGGACTACTGAAGATTTCATATCTCAAGTGGAAGCCCTGGGAGCAGCTCAAAAGAAGGCTAACGATGCTGCAATTAACTCTAATAGGTTAGCTATGATGGGAATGCTCCAAACGATTGCTACGATGGCAAATATGACCACTCAAGCTCAACGTATAAGCGATAATTATACCCGTATGGCAAATCCTATCTACAATGTCAATAGAGCTGGCTTGGCGGCTGCAAATAGTTTAAATCAATTAGCCAATCGAGGTAATGCTGCAGTATTAGCTTTAAAGATGCTTGGGCCTACAGCATCAATGAAAGACCTACTTAATATGCAAATGATGATTACGCAAGGGCTTATGAGGATGCAAATGGTTGCCTTGATGGCTGCTGGCTCCTGTGCTCTTCTTTACGGTAAACTACACGAAGCTAATACGGAAATGAATCCTAAGTATGCTGAAGCTTACAACAATATGATAGAGAAGCTAACAGAAGCATTGAAACCTATGAGGGAAGCATTTGCGGCCATGATGATTCCTATTTACAACTTTGTAGCAGGTATTGCTGACTTAGTAATTAAATTCAATGAAGCTCACCCTGTACTGGCTAAATTTCTCCAAGGTGTCTTGATGCTTATACCTGTTCTCACGCTAATCTTATCCCCTCTGGCAATCGGAATAGGGCTCTGGAACGGTATGCTTGCTATGTGGAATAGTGTATGGATGCTAATTGGCCCTCTTATTACTGGATTAGCTGCAATGAGTGCTACTGTATGGGTAGTAGCAGGAGCTATTGTGGGACTTACAATGCTAGTCAATCACCTATGGAAAACTAACGAGACATTCCGTAACGGTGTGCTAACTGTAATAGAAACTCTGAAGCAATGGGGCTCAGCTTTATTGGATCTTGGAAGCCAAGCCTTAGCTACAGTGACTGGACATATACGTACGTTCTGCTCTTTACTGTCACAACTTGGAAGCTACTTGCTTAGCGTATTGCTATCTGGTAACCAGTTTAAAGATGTAGTGTCTAGCTTACCTGCTCCTATACAGGGAATCGCTAACGCTTTAGCTCCTGTAATGGTAGCTCTCAATAGCTTTGGACAGAATATGCTGAGCCTTATTAAGTATATGTGGAGTGTTGTTGCAGTAGGAGACGTAATGAATGACTGGATTACTCATTTACCTGAAGGCTTCCAAGGAATTGCAACGGCTATGGCACCTGCTTTAATGGCTCTTTACAACTTTGGACAAGTCTTAATCAACCTTCCGAAGTATATCTGGAGTGTTGTAGCTGTAGGGGATGTGCTGAACGATTGGATCACTCACTTGCCTACTGGCTTCCAGAATGCCGCTTTACTTATGGGTAACGCTGTAATGGCTATCCGCACTACGATTACTTCTCTAGTGGAAGCTGTAAGAGCCGCACTTGGAGGAGATACTTCCTTAATCGGTCAAGTATTTACAACTCTAGTGCCATCTATCATAGCAATCTTAATAGGAGGACTTCCAGGGCTATTAATTACTGCTTCAAGATTCCTTCCTACAATCATTGAAGGATTCAATATGATGTTACCTTTAGTAGGACCTGCAATCTTAAACGTATTGAACGTAATGATAAACGCAATCGTAACTTACCTGCCTATGTTTATCCAACAAGGTGTTTCAATCCTTACAAAGGTAATTGAAGGCATCTTACAAGTATTGCCTACAGTGATTACTACAATGGTTACAGTAGTTACTGACTTGATAAACTCGATGATTAATACTATAGGGGTTATGCTTCCATTAATCTTAGATGCTGGGCTTAAGATTCTAATATCATTGCTTAACGGAATCATCGCCAACCTTCCTAAGCTCATAGATGCAGCTCTAAAGATTATGGATACTTTATTGAATGCACTTATTACATTACTTCCTAAAATTATAGATGCAGGTATTAAAATCTTAATGGCTCTTATTGATGGGATTGTAAAGATTCTCCCTAATTTAGTAGACACGGCTATCATGCTTGTAAATAAAATTATTGAGATGATTATTACTAACCTTCCTAAAATATTAGATGCAGGTGTAAAAATCTTAATGGCTATCGTTGACGGAATCATAAAAATGCTTCCTAAGATTGTAGATGCTGCCGTTAAGATAATTACTCAACTTGTAAATATAATCATGCAGAATCTCCCTAAGATAATTGAGTCAGGTATTAAAATCTTAATGGCAATTATCAAAGGTATTATTCAAATTATGCCTCAGTTAGCTGCAGCAGCTCTAAAGATTATCTATGAAATAGCAAAGGCTATTATTACTAACCTTCCTCAGATACTCGCTGCAGGTGTACAGATACTTTGGTCTCTGATTAAAGGTATCTATTCCGTGTTAAGTAGCTTATGGAGCGCTATTACGGACAATGTAATAGGAGGAATTAAAAAATGTTTCTCTAATGCAGGTTCCATGCTCCTAAGTGCAGGTAAAGACATAGTACGAGGCTTAGCAGACGGAATTAGCGGAATGGCTTCAGATGCTATCAATGCTGCGAAAAAGATGGCTGGCAAGGTTAAAGATGCTGTAACGGGATTCTTTGACATACATTCTCCTTCCCGTGTAATGAAGAAAGTCGGTGGGTTCGTTACTGAAGGTTTAGCCGTGGGAATTACAGATATGACAAGCGATGCAGTAAAAGCAGCTACAAAAATGGCTGATGCAGTCCTGAGTGGCTTTGAAACTCTTTCTAATGACATTGAGCTAGGAAACGTCTTAGGGAATGATAACTTCCAAGGAATGGACCTAGGAGTAACTCCAGACTTCAAGCTCCCTAAGATGGATGATGTTATTAAAGGTTCCGTATCAATGGCCCCTACTGCTTATGAGCGTATATCTGGGACTTACAAGACTAATAGCACTACTAAGAAGGCAGAAGCTCAAGAAAAGCAATCTGACAAGGCTCCTACTTACCTTGTAATGGATAAAAAGGTTGTCGGTGAAGTTATCTCTGAGGACGTTGACAGTGCTAATAAGCGTAGAAGTAGCAGGCTTGCACAGTTTAACCCTCAAGTTATGCCAGCTTTCTAGTATGAACTTACAAGCCTTCCCTCTGGGAGGGCTCAAATAAAAATAACTAAGGAGGATACTCACGTGACTAGCTTTAAATTCAACGGAACCAAAAAAGATTACCTGTTCATTTTGATGGGGTTTAACCGCTCTGCGTGGGCTCCTATTGAACGAGACATATTGGCAGTGCCTGGACATCCTGGAGGGTATCACCTACAGACAAACACAAAAATACGAGTTATTGAGGTCCCTGTCATCATTAAAGCAAAGAATCAGACAGACCTACAACAAAAGAAGGAAGACCTTGCTAATTGGCTCATACAAGACGAACCTAAAGAGCTTATCTTTGATGATGAGCCAGGGAGAACATATATGGCTATGATTGACGGAGAAGCAAACCTGGATGAGCTGCTCTTTAGAGGTAAAGGTAATATTAAGTTTTTATGTCCTATGCCTTATAAGCTAGGGGAAGTTAAGATATCCGACTTCTCTATAGTTAACCAGGACTTAAAAGCTATCATTCCTAACAAAGGAACTGTAGAGTCTAACCCTATTATTGAGATAGATGTACTAAATAAGAGCCCCTTTGTAGATGTCTGGAACGGTAATGAATATTTTAGACTTGGGTATCCTACAGGACCAAAGACAAAGCTAGTAGCTCAAGAGGATAGAGTCGTTTGGGACAAGATGGACAATTTAAGTAAATGGAATCCTCACAATGGGCCACTTAGCTCACTCTTTGAAGGAGCTGGAGCTATGGAGATAGCAGGGAGCGGACACGGTTTCCGTCCTAGCACTTATGGACCTGTTAAAGAAAATACATGGTATGGTCCAATTCTTAAACAGTCTCTTCCTCCTGGAGGAGCTACAGACTTTAAAGTTGATATGAGACTTTCTTTTGACTCTCTTAGCTATGACAGAATGGGAACTATTATGCTCTTCTTATTAGATGCTAATGACAATATCGTTGCTCAATTAGGAATGAAGGACGAATACGACACTTCTTCAATCACAAAAGCTTATACAGTCATAAATGATGGACCTGAAGAGAAAACGCTTATAGATGATACTGGAAGGACACCTGGCTCATTCACAGACTTTAGAGGACATGTGATGTTAACGCGAGAGGGAAATACTTGGACAGCTTATTCTGCTTTATATAAGAAAGGAACTTATCAAGATTATGAAACTATCATTGAAACCTGGAATGATGTCAACAAGTCCAATTCTGCCACTACTTCTATAGTCACTAAAGTAGCGATAGGAATCTTCAAATATGGGGATTACAGTCCATTAGATGCTATTTTTATAGAAGACTTAAAAGTGTATAAGAAGTTTAGTGTACCAGTAGATGCAACTCCCTATATTGTGGACCAGGGAGACACTGTAGTTGTAGATACTGAGAGAGCTCTTGTGACAGTTAACGGGAAAGATGCTATCAATATTAAAGAGTTATTTAGTGAATTTCCAGTTATCAATAGAGGAGAAAATGAAATAATCGTACGTCCTAAGAATATAGGGACTGCCAAAGTAACATACAGGGAGAGATACAGATAATGGGAAAACGAAAAGGAGATCTTCACATAGTTGATTACATTACAAGACAAGTGATAGCTACTATACGTCCTCATGATTATATTGAGGACAAGCGTCACTGGGAAATAAAGAACTCCATTGATATATTAGATGTTAAATTACTTGAGAGCTCAAAATATATCCCTTATCTTCAACAGCAAAATATCATCTTGAAAGAAACACGTCCAGGTATAATGACACCTTATGTGATTACCTCTGTAGAGAAGGATTCTGTTGCTAAGACAGTTACAATCCTTGCTAGTGGTGAATGGACCTTACTAGATGCTGACGGTTATATTGAACCTAAAAAGTTCGACTCTCTCAAAGCAGAAGAGTATATGAGAATAGCCCTTAAAGGGACTGACTGGGAAGTCGGTAAAGTAGAAGCAACAGGGACACGTACGCAATACATTAAAGAGTTTGTATCCCCTTTGAGACTTCTTAATTTAACCGCTACAGAGTTTAATCATTATGAGCTTCAATATAGGGTTACTATCCAGGGAGCTAGTATCAATAAAAGATACGTAGACTTAGTAGAAAAGCGTGGTAGATACACTGGGAAGGAAATCAATATAGGTAAGGACTTACAAGGGATTACTCGTACAGAGAACTCCGACGGTGTAATTACTGCTCTTGTGGGTTATGTTACTGTCCAGGGAGCGAACGGACAAGAAGAAGTAATTACTGTAGCAGATATTAATAATGGTATTCCCTACGTAGTTGATGAGGAAGCTTTTCAACGTTGGAACATTAATGGTAAGCATCGCTTTGGGTTTTATACTCCAGAGACTGATAATCAAAATATGACTCCAGAGCGTTTAATGACTCTGACAAAGGCAGCTCTGAAGAAGCGAGTAGATACTAACTTAGTTTATGGAGTTGACGCTGTTTCGTTGGCTAGAGTAGCAGGGATGTCACATGAGGCAATAAATGAAGGTGACACTGTATACATTAAAGACAAGACGCTTAACCCTCCTTTATATTTAGAAGCTCGTGCGATTGCTGCAGACGAGTCTTTCAAGGATCCCCGTCAAGATAAAATCTATTTCGGTAACTATAGAGAGATAGAAGATGTAAATGATTCTCTCATGAAGGCTTATCAACGTATTTTATCTTCTCTGCAAGACAAAGTACCTGCAGAAGTATTTAAGCAGCTAGACGAAAAAGTAAATGGTCAGACTGATGCAATTGCAGAGGCAGGAGCTAAAGCGGACCAGGCTCATGAAGATGCTAAAACTGCAAAGGATTTAGCTACAGAAGTACAAGACAACATGAATCAGATGCAAACGGCTATTATTGAGAGTCCTACTGCTCCTACAGATAAACTAGAAGCGGGGAAAACTCTATGGCTTGACTCCAGTGATTCTTCTGCTAAAATATTGAAACTCTGGAATGGTACTGACTGGGAGCCACTTGTTCCCGACACTGTAGGGATTACTACAGAGATTACGAATATTAAAGGTGAACTAAGTACAAAAGTTACCGAAACTCAGATGCAGGAATACATTGGAGAGTTAGGTGCTGATAACCTTTTATTGAATACTCAGTTTGTTAAAAAGAAAGTAAATGACTTCGGAGACGTTACCGAAGAGACTCCGTCACTTGAAAGATGGAACCCTGACGCTAATGCTGTTGACAGAAAGATTACCGTAGATGAATCTAAGAGATACAAACAAAGTAGGTCAGTTAAGATTGAATCTACACATACAACAACTAATGTCTGGCATGGTATCTATCAAGATGTACCTGCTTATCAGAAACAAGGAAAGTTCCAATTCTCTGCTATGTTATACACTGAGGACAAATATGCTATCTCACTAGGTGCTGCATTTAAGGTAGAGTTCTTCAATGGGACGACTTCAGTAGGAGGATACAAGCAAGTTGAGTTCCAAGATAAGCTAGTAGATGGACAATGGACTAGATTCACTATAGATCATGACGCTCCAGATGCTCCCATCACTCATGCACGTATAGAAGTGTGGATCAGGAGAGCTGGTACTGTATGGGTAGCTGAGCCGCAGTGTAACGTAGGTGAGAAACTTCCTGTCTATATGGAAAACCCCAAAGACATTGTAAACTATGACGCTATGGTTAAAGAGGTCGCTGACCGTGTGACTAAGTCAGAATTCAATACAGTTAACTCTAGTTATGATACAAAACTCACTCAGACTAATCAGGAAATAAACTTACGAGCTAAATCTACTGATGTTTACACTAAAGATGAAGGTGATGGACGATATGGTAGTAAAGCTGTAGTGGATAGACATGAATCTGAGTTGAAAGTAAATGCTCAGGAGATTTCTCTCCGTGTTAAAGACAATGAGATTGCTGCAAAGTTGAACCTCACAGCTCAGACTGCTTTGATTCAAGCTCCGAAGATAAATCTTGACGGATACGTAGAAGCTAAGCATATCAAGACAGGTAGCTTAAAAGGTGTCGTAATCATGACAGAAGATCCTACTTCTGCTAATAACCATATGAGACTTGAGAAGCAGAACCTTAATTTATATGGGACTGGTAAAGCTAGGGGATACCTTGGATTTATCCCTATCACTAAAGGTGTGAAAGAAGCTCTTGTGCTTGGATCTAACTACACTGAAGCTTCTACTTCTAAAAACTGTGCACTTGTCATCGAACATACATCTCCAGATCCTACAAGCTATACTAATGACGTTGCTCGTATAGGTATATATGATGGAACTAATACATCGACAATGTCATCACATATCTCTTTTTCAAGTTATGGGGATAAGATGGAAATTAAGTCTTTAGGGTTTATGGATATATATGCCAAGAATGATATCTCTATTAGTGCTGACGGTTCAAACTCCTTAAGTCTACGAGCTGGGACAGGTATGAGCTTGCGGTCAGAGACGGGAACATGGACATTCCCTACCAAACAAGCGGATTCATATTTCAACACTGTCACACTTAAGGATACTGGCAAGCTTGTTACATTATCAATGGGAGGCAGTCATATAAGGGTTCATAGAGATGAACGAGGGCAGTATGGCTTCTACTTCTTAGATAATGATAAGGACTTGACTCCTTATCTAGCTTATGCTGACATCAATGGAAGTACAATATGGGGAAAAGGTGACGTTATATCGGATACTGGAGACATAAATGCGTTAGGAGCAGGTACACTCGGTACAGGAGGTAACATCCGAGCTAAACGAGAAGTATCAGGTGCATCTTGGAGCCAGACTTCAACGAGAGATATCAAAACAGATATTCTCCCTATTCAGTATGATGCTGTGAATACTCTTATGGAGTTAAAACCTAGCCAGTATCTATTTAAGGATGACGTAGAAACACTTGGTTATGATGAAATCAATAAAGATATAGATAAGTACTTGCAATATGGATTCATCGCAGAGGATACTCCTATTCAGTTCCAAGGTAGAAATGGGAAGTCAGTCCTACCTTATTCCCTTATCACTGTAAACATTGCCGCTACTCAGCAAATACTTCTGAGACAGAACGTACAACAAGAGGAAATCAATTCTTTAAAGGAAAAAGTTTCCTCTCAAGAAACACGTCTTAACGAATTAGAGGCACTTGTACAACAATTATTAGCTAATTAAGTGAGAGAGCAGCAATAAGCTGGTCTTTTTTATTTTGGAAGGAGTGAAAACGATGCAAGAAATTATCGAGTTAAAGCAAGAGATCCAACAAATTAAATCAGATCAAAAAGATATAAAGAATGATATTCGAAACTTAGAGTCCCGTACTTTAGGGAACGAAAAAGACATCGTTAATATAAATAAGCAACTTGATAAAATCAGTGCCAATACCACATGGATTCTTCGAATCATCATTGGCGCGATTGTAACGGCACTTATTGGATTGCTATTGAAAGGAGGTGTATAAATTGGTCGAAGTCAGTGTAATAATTGCGGTTGTTGTAGCTTTATCTCAAGTGGCGAAAATGCTCGGATTACAAACTAAATATATTCCATTGCTTAATTTAGCGCTTGGCATTCTGCTAGGCGTTTTATTTTTGCCATTTGATATAAAAATGAACGTGTTCCAGGGAATTATCATCGGTTTATCAGCAAGTGGATTATACGATCACTCTAAAATTACGAAAAAGGATGTTGATAATAAATGAAAAAAACAATTAAACTAGCTCCCTCTGTATTTATGACTTCATTGCTCCTATTTAGCTTTGCTACAGGGGCTTTTGCTGATAGAACGCTTATTATTCCTGATTTACCAAAACAACCTTATCGTTATGGCGTAGGGGCTTACGAAGGCGTTGTAGCTCACTCAACAGCAACTCCAGAAGCTCCGGCTATTAATATTCAAAAATACGAAACTCGTACATGGAGAAATGCATTTGTTCATTATGCAGTTGATTGGAATGAAACGATTCAAATTGCGGATACGCGTTACATCGCTTATGGTGGTGGACCAGGTGCAAACAAACGATTTGTACATGTAGAACTTTGCGAAACATCTGATTATGATAAATTCAAAGTTTCATATGATAAATATGTGAAGCTGCTTGCTAAAATCTTACGTGACCGCGGTTTATCTGTAGAAAAAGGATTGTGGACTCACTATGATGTTACGAAATATCTTGGCGGTACAGATCATGAAGATCCACTTGATTACTTAAGTAGTCACGGTGTTTCTGAAGCTCAATTTAGAGCAGATGTGAAGCGTGCA